GCGTTACCCAGAATAGAATCTAAAGTGGCGTTCTTGCCAACTGTTACTACTAGGTTCTCGATACCGTCTTCCCATTTGATGTTGCCTTGAGAATCTGTGCAAACTACATGGTAGTAGCCGTTTATGCTCATTTGTTCAGTAACCATTTTTTGCTCCTGTTAGCTACTGCGGATTAGCGCCGCTGTCGATGTGTTTGCAGGCATCGTCACTGTAAATGTAGTAGTTGATGTTTTGTCTGACCCAAAGTCCAACACCGCAATAGATTTGTTGCCTTGACTGGAGTTGTAAATCAACGCACCACGAGCAGTCAAAGCCGATGTCCAAGATACGTTGGGGAACCCAACATAGGCCACCGTGCCCAATGTAGCTACCGTGATGCCCGACAGAACTTCTCCACCGGCTGTGTAGCCTGTTGCTACAACTTCATCGGTTGCGCTGTAAATTGTCGTATCCGCACCAAGATTAGCTGGCGCTGTGTAAAGGGCGATCTTAATCACATCCGTGACTAAATCATGTACACCCTCATATAGCTGGGCTTTAAAGCTGGTGGTAAGTGTTTGGGCAATCATTTAACTGGAATCCTCACTTGACCATCACGATAAGCATCCATACGCTGTTTGCCATCACCCAGATTTTTAAGCAAATCCATTGCCTGTGCGTACATGCCTTGGTACACCTGAATCAAATCAGGCTCACCTTTCATGAAACGAATAGCTTCAATCAACGCGCCATTTAGCAATGCAGAGTCAAAGTTGTCGCCAAGCCAAGAAGTACCAGTGGTAACAATCGACTCGGGGTAGTAGTAATAGTGGAGTTCTAGCTTGTAAGCACTGTCCGGCGTAGGGCCAAGGATGAACGACAACTCATTGACTGCCGTAGATTGTGGGCCAAAGATTGCGTAGTACGCTGGAAGACCAGTGTCCGCTGGGGTTGGAAACGCTTCACGAATGTAGTTTACGTCCTTGTTTAGCAAGAATGTATAAGTCTCCGTAGCTGTTCCGTAGTTCTCAATAACCGCCAGAGAATATGTAGACAGGAAATCACCGGGGCAAGACACATATTTATTGTTTACCGTTAACGTGCCCGTTACGTTTTTGCGCAGGTTGGCAAGCTGAACAGTGTTGTAAATCTTCTGTTCAGCCTGCTCTGTAAACAGTGCGTACTCATCCGCTGTGAACTCGTTTTCACAAATGTCCGCAATATTCGCAACAAGTTCCGTGTAATTCATGGTTATGCCATTGGCCCACGAGCTATCGTGCCTTTAGTAGCGCATCCATTACCACGGGTTTTGATGCCGGAGGTCTTAGGAGCAGGGTAGTCATCACGGCTGATGTTGCCCACGGACATGTTGATATCATTGGCTTTTAACCGGTTACCACCTTGATACCCGCTGTTTTTAATATCTACACCGGACTTACCATCCATAGTATGTGGTTGCGCGTAGACCTCGGCTTGGCCGACTTCTTTGCCGCCTTGTTTTTGTGAGAATTTAGCCATTATCGACCTCTTGCGCCAGATTTTTGATTAGCAACTTTAGCTAGACCACGCCCCAGAGATTTCATCTGCTCGTTTGTCTTGCCGCCTTTGGCAAACTTAGTCATAGGTTGGCCGGGATGCAGCTTTTTCTCGTGCTTATGCACAGCACCAGCCACCATCTTTTTATCCTGTGCTAAATCTTTTTTGTCCATGTTCGACTCCTTATGTCGTTGTAACCGTAACTGTACCAAGTTCTAACGCTAACACCAAATAATTTGGTGTTAAAACTTCATCAAACCCGCTTGCACCGCCCACTGGTGCCCAACCCCACTGAAACACCCTGCTACCACCCTCTGGGTAACCAAAGCCATCTACGGCCACACTGTCTGTCGTCAAAATTTGCAGGCCACTTTGCCCAGAGACTTGGTAGCTTACATCAGGACGCGGCTCACGCACAGCTTGCGGGTCGTTAACCGGATACATACCCAGTTGCAACTGTGGCTGATCGGGGTCCCAGCAAGCGCGGCAAGCCTTAATCTTAAAAGGCTTTGTCTTAACGGTTTGCGTACGCAACTCTTTGAGCATGTAACGCTGGCCGCAGCGGTCGCATTCAGCAATTGCATGTTTGCCCGAAGAAAACCGATTAGGCATAGAAAAGGTTCCTTGGCACGAATCTTAATGGAGACGTATCGCGGTCTCCAGATTGGGCCAATTCCCATTGCTGTTCGTAATCTGCCTTCAGCCCCATCACACGATTAGGGTCAGCGTTTGGTAGCTTCATGCTCAACAAATACGCCAGCCCAGCCACCATACAAGGAATAAACCGGAACGGGATATCCTGAATCGAAGTACCTGTGCCAGCGTCCTGAATACGGCGCATGCGGTAGTACACAAACATGTACTGGTCACCGGGTGAGTTAGGTGTTGGCCACACGTTAATTGCAGGCAAGTTCTGCCCCGTTAAGAAGGCGGCAGGGCCAGCAGTGTGCGCTGCGGCAGTTGTACCGTTTTGCCCACGGGCGCAGTTCAATAACTGATTATTCACCGGGTCTACGTTAGGGTAGCTGATGGTTTCACTGTCAATTTTTACAAACCCAGCGGTGGTCAAATTGGCCACATTAGACACCGTGATAGTGGTGTCCGTGCTACTTATATTTGCTGCCAGCACAACATCTGTCAGGTTTTCCTGTCCTGACTGACGGTTATACCAGACTTGAATAGGGCGACCTTGTGCCAACTTGTTTGGCAAGCTCATATAGGTCGATTCAGAGATACCGCTGATGTTGATGTCAATCTGGTTAGATGTGGCGTTGCTCTGGCGGATTACCATGTCCAGCAGGTTGATTGTGTCCGTAGGCATGGGGTAGATAGCTTGCCCTGTCACCATAGGAATCTGGCCCTGTTCAACAGTCCAGAAGTTCAAACCACGATTTGCCCACTCAATCGTTAGCAAATTTAGCGAACGTCGCGCTGTGCGAAAGTTGTAGCCCGTACGAAGTTCTTGACCACAACGCTCGAACGCCTCCTCGATGAGGTCGTTCATATTGAGATTGAAAACGGTAGTTCCTGTGGTCTGGGCCATTATTTATCCTTTGCGACGCAATGAGGCGATTCCACCACTTGCCATTTTATAACCCGCAGCACGGCCTTGCTGTAGCATTTGTTCAAGCGTCGGACCCTTACTGTTTTTATTTCCCTTCTTATAAAACGTTTGGTTAGCAGGGTTGTATGCGTAGTCTCCGTACTGCTGACCAACGTAGTTTTGCAAACCTTGTGCAAATCCGTGGCCACCAAACTGTCCAGCCTGCCCCATTCTGCTAAAGTCTGTAAGGTCTTTAGGGGCTTCGACTGGTTTAGCTTTTTTATTGTTATTTTTTTTTGGCTTATCTTTCTTTACCACTTGGGTTTTTTTTGCCGCTAATTCTGGTGCTGCCGCATTTATAAACTCAGAAACCTCATTAGCATCAATGGTAGAACCAAATTTTTCATCCCAATAATCTAAGCCTCCTTTGTCCGAAGCGCGGTCTAAATATGTCGAGTACAAATCTTCAACTGTTAGTTTATTGTTTTTAGCTTGTTTTTTGTTTGCCGCTTGGTTTTTGTTTGCCGCTAATTCGGGTGTTGCCGCCTTTCTAAACTCAGCAACCTCATCAGCATCAATGGTAGAACCAAATTTTTTATTCCAATACTCTAAGCCCCCTTTGTCAGGAGCGCGATTTAAATACGCCGAGTACAACATTTCAAGTGTGTCTGTGGGTAGCTCTGATTTCTTTTTATTGTTTTGATTTTTTTGGCTCGTTTGTTCACTTTCCTGCACAGCCGCAATTCCTTCTGATGAGGCAGCGGCAGGTGCAGCCCCAGGCTGGTCTTGCATCCCTCCGGTCATAGATGCGGTTGGGCCCGTGCTATTTACCCCAGCTATGACACGTGCTTTTTGTGCATCAGGTAAATTATAATTTGCGGCTTGTAAATACCACGGAATAGGGGTTCCTGTGGCACTCATATAATTCCCTGCGTTAAACCCAAACCCTCCGGTAGTATCTTGAGGTGCAGCGCTACCGCTACTGGTAGTATTTT